GGGATAACGACGACCTTGTTGACTCAACCAGCCAAGCCTTGCTGCGGTTTAGAAGAGGTGGGTTTATCCAGATTGATTCGGATGAACCCGAAGAGCAGCGGTATTTTCGCCGCAAGAGTAGTAACTCTTTCTATTAAGGATTTGAAATGGCAGCATCAGATATTTTCCCCGGCATTGGCGGAGCCCCTATGGGTCTTGACCCATTGAGCCTTGATGACATCCAGCCGGATGACACCCCCGCAGTTGAGATCATGATTGAAAACCCGGAGGATGTAGAGATCGGCATAGACGGGATGGTCATCGATCTGATGCCCGAGCCGGAAAGTGAAGATGAGTTTGGCGACAACCTTGCCGAATACATGGACGCAGGTGAGCTGAGTAAGATTGCCGATGACCTGCTTGGAGAGTTTGAGTCCGACATGGGATCTCGCAAGGAATGGGTCGAGATGTATGTCAAAGGCTTAGAAGTCCTTGGCATGAAGTATGAAGAGCGTACCGAGCCTTGGCAAGGTGCCTGCGGCGTGTTCTCAACTGTACTGACTGAGGCTGCGATCCGGTTCCAGTCCGAGACCATTATTGAGACCTTCCCCGCAGCAGGCCCGGTTAAGACTGAGATTATCGGCGCTATTGACAAGCTCAAAGAAGAAGCCGCAGAGCGAGTTCGTGAAGACATGAACTACAAGCTGACGGAAGAGATGTCAGAGTACCGCCCTGAGCATGAGCGGATGTTGTACAACTTAGGTCTGGCCGGCGCGGCATTCAAGAAGGTTTACTTCGACCCGAGCATTGGCCGTCAGATCTCCGTGTTCATCCCCGCAGAAGACCTGATCATTCCCTATGGCGCGTCTAACGCCCGAACCGCAGAACGTGTTACCCACGTCATGCGCAAGACAAAGAATGAGATCAAGAAGCTTCAGGTTGCAGGTTTCTACCGCGATGTGGATCTTGGCGAGCCTCAGTCTTATTTCTCAGATATTGAGAAGAAGAAGGCGGAAGACCAAGGGTTTACCCTTAGCGATGACAGCCGTTATCAAGTGCTGGAAATGTGTGTTGACTACAACCTCCCCGGCTATGAGGATGAGGATGAGATAGCTTTACCCTATGTAATAACTATTGATCGTGGAACAACCAAGGTTTTGGCTATCCGCCGCAACTGGAATGAGGATGATGAGCTGAAGCTCAAGCGCCAGCATTTTGTTCAATACACCTATGTTCCCGGGTTTGGCGTTTATGGTTTGGGCTTGATCCACATCATTGGTGGCTACGCCCGTGCTGGCACCTCTTTGATCCGTCAATTGGTTGACGCTGGTACGTTGTCCAACCTCCCCGGCGGATTGAAAACCCGGGGTCTGCGTATTAAGGGCGATGACACCCCAATCGCTCCGGGCGAGTTCCGTGACGTGGATGTTCCTTCCGGCTCTGTACGCGACAACATTATGGCCTTGCCATATAAGGAGCCAAGTCAAGTCCTGTTACTGCTGTTAAACCAGATCACTGACGAAGCACGCAGACTCGGTTCCGTGGCTGACATGAAAGTCAGCGACATGAGCGCTAATTCACCTGTCGGGACGACACTTGCCATCCTTGAGCGACAGTTAAAGACCATGTCGGCGGTTCAGGCCCGCGTCCACTACTCCATGAAAGAGGAGTTTAAACTCCTCAAAGAAATCATTCGGGACAACACCCCGGGTGAGTACGAGTATGTGCCTCAGGGAGGAAACCGCAAGGTCAAGCAGGGCGACTATGACTTGGTGGATGTAATCCCCGTGTCAGATCCCAACAGCGCCACGATGGCGCAGCGAATCATGCAGTACCAAGCTGCAATTCAACTCGCGCAGGGAGCCCCTCAGATTTATGACCTGCCGCAGTTGCACCGTCAGATGTTGGAGGTTCTGGGAATCAAGAACGCAGACAAGCTGGTTCCAATTGAAGATGACATGAAGCCACGCGACCCTGTGTCGGAAAACATGGCGTTCCTGACAGGCAAGCCAACAAAAGCGTTTATTTACCAAGACCATGACGCACACATTGCTGTGCATATGTCTTTGTTGCAAGACCCCCTGCTCGCCGCGCAGATTGGTCAAAGCCCTCAAGGCCAGAAGATGGGGGCAGAGATTATGGCCCACGTCTCCGAGCACTTGGCCTTTGCCTACCGCAAGAAGATTGAAGAGCAGCTTGGCGTTCCTATGCCCGCTCCAGACACGGATCTCCCGGAGGATGCCGAGGTCATGCTGGCAAAAATGGTTGCAATTGCTTCCCAGCAAGTTCTTGCCCAAAGCAAGGGCGAGGCTGCACAGAAACAAGCGCAGGAATCTGCGCAAGATCCTCTTATCCAAATGCAAATGGAAGAGCTCAAGATCAGAAAACAAGATGCCGACACCAAAGCCGCCAAGGTTCGTGGCGACTTGCAACTCAAAGCAGAAGAGCTCGGCCTCAAGGCGCAGGACTCAGCCCGGAAGAATGGCGAAGACCCCGCTCTGGCAGCGATGCGCTTGCAAATGGAGATCAGCCAGATGCAAGAGGCCCATGCTATTGAGATGGCCGGCAAGCAACAGCAGTTGCAAATGCAACAAATGCAGGCCCAGCAGCAGATGGCCCAAGGCGGACAAGTGCACGCCCAGAAGCTGTCGCACGCCGATCAAATGGCGCAGATCAAACTAAATCAAGGGAACGGAGAAAGCAATTAACATGCAAAAACCAACCGTCTCAATTTTAATGGCGTCTTACAATAATGTGGCCTACATTAAGGCGGCAATTGAAAGCGTACAAGCCCAGACATATAAGAATTGGGAGCTCATTATCGTAGATGATTTTTCAACGGACGGGTCATTTGAGCTGGCAACCGTACTAATCAAGGGGGACGAGCGAATTAAATTATTTCGCCAACCTGAGAATTACGGGGTTCACTTCACAATGATGAAAGCATCGTCTTTGGCAACCGGGGAATTGCGGGCTCACCTTGACTCTGATGACATGTTGGAACGGTATTCCGTAGACGAAATGGTTTTGGCATTTGAGGTTAATCCCAAAATAATGTTTATCTACTCGGATATCGCCCAAATTGACAGAAAGGGCAATGTTGAGCTGTATTCCGCCAGCAAAACATACAACAAAACAACCCTACACCAGCATGGCTGGAGGCATTTTGGGATGTATAGGGCCAGTGTATTTGAAGTTATTCAGGGATATAACGAGCAATTAACGCTTAACACCGGGTGCATTGATGGGGATTTGTTTATGCAAATTGCCGAAAAGTTTCCAGACGGCATAAAGCGTTTGCAAAAAGTTCTTTACCTTTACCGCAGTCATGGAAATAACTTTAGTGCCAATAAGCCAAAATGCGAAGAATGCCAAAATAATCCTGTGTGTAATTACATAAGAGTTTGGGCTAAATCCGAAAACCGGGATCAAGCAACCCTTAAACCGCTGGAGAAAACAAATGAGTAATACAGTAATGGGCCTCCTACAACGCAAGTTGAAGGAGCATGAAGAAAGTCATATTGAAGCTTTGGCTGGGGGCGCGGTTAACGACTACGCCGCCTACCGAGAACTGTGCGGGTTTATCCGAGGTCTCCAGACCGCGCAGTTGGAAATTGGTGACCTCGTGCGCAAATTGAAAGTAAACGACGATGACTAACTTTGATGTCCAAGCGGTGGACTTGTCGGGGGTTCTCAACAAAACAGTTGAAGAGAAAGCCAAACAAGTCCCAGATCCAGCAACATTCCATCTCTTGTGTATGTTGCCCAAGGCAGAAGATGAATACAGTGAAACTGGTATTTTGAAATCTGCAACAGCCATGCACCACGAAGAACTCCTGTCCTCCGTGTTGTTTGTGGCAAAAATTGGGCCAGATGCGTTCAAAGACGAAAAACGTTTCCCAAGCGGCCCAAGCTGCAAGGTGGGCGATTTTGTAATTGTTCGGCCCAATACCGGCACTCGTATGAAGATTCATGGCACTGAGTGGCGATTGATCAATGACGACAGTGTTGAAGCGGTGGTCGAAGACCCCCGTGGCATTCAACGCCCTCACATGTAAGGAATGGTCATGGCCGAAATTGAAAAAACAGAATTTGAATTTCCGGACGAGCAAGAGGACAAAAATCCTATTGAAGCCGAACCGGAAATTGAAGTCATTGATGACACGCCGGATAGGGACAGAAACCGATCCCCAATGGCGGAGCCGCCAAAGGATGTCACCGATGAAGAGCTTGATAAATACACCGACCAGCGCTTAAAAGCCCGGTTGGCGCACTTGGGTAAGGGCTACCACGAAGAACGCCGAGCCAAAGAGACCGCTCAGCGGGAAAAGGACGAAGCGATTCGCATCGCGCAGGCCATTGTTGAAGAGAACAAGAAGCTTAAAGGTTCTCTGCATCAAGGGCAGAGCGCATTGCTTGAGCAGGCAAAGAAAGTAGTTGCCAATGAGTTGGAACAGGTTGGCCGCAAGTTTAAACAAGCCTACGAAAGTGGCGACGCAGATGCATTGACGGCAGCTCAGCAAGAGATGACGGCAGTACAAATGAAGGCTGAGCGTGTAAACAATTTTAAGCCTGCCCCTTTACAGGAGCAGAAAAATGAGATACAACTGCCTCAAGTGCAACCAGCGCAGCGTTTGGACGATAAAACCCAAGCTTGGACTGAAAAAAATCAGTGGTTTGGGCCAAACAAGAAAATGACGGCTTATGCGTTAGGTCTTCATGATGAGCTGGTTAGTCAAGGATTTTCCGCAGGAAGTGAAGAATACTTTAAACGTGTTGACACTGAAATGCGGGATCGTTTTTCGGATGTATTCGAGTCTGAAAGACCGGGGGATGCTAATTCTTCCCCGCGCAAGTCGAATGTTGTCGCACCGGCAACGAGGAGTACTGCGCCCCGAAAGGTCGTACTTACCAAATCGCAGGTCGAAATCGCCAAGCGGCTGGGTGTTCCTTTGGAACTCTATGCTCGTAAGGTTGCGGAAGAAATGAGGAAATGAAAATGACGGAACAAATTCGAACAAAGCGTGAACTCGATACACGGGCTATTGCAGCTCGCCCCACAAAATGGGCCCCTGCACAGCTTCTGCCTGACCCCGTTCCGGAGGCTGGGTATGCTTATCGTTGGATTCGTGTGAGCACCATGAACGCAGAAGATCCGCGTAACATTTCATCAAAACTCCGTGAGGGATGGGAACCTGTAAAGGCGTCCGATCACCCTGAGATTCAGTTGTTTGGGGAGACCAACGGTCGATTCCCGGACTCAATCTGCGTGGGCGGTCTGCTTCTTTGCAAAACACCTGCTGAGTTTATTGACCAGCGTGCTGAGTTTTTTGGTCAACAGGCCGATGCTCAGATGCAGTCAGTGGATAACAGCTACATGCGTGAGAGTGACCCCCGTATGCCGCTTTTCAAAGAGCGAACTACAAAGGTAACTTTCGGTAAAGGTATTTAACTTTTTTGGAGTCTTAAGATGGCATATCCTACCATTGACAAGACGTACGGCTTCAAGCCAGTCAATCGAATTGACGGCCTGCCTTACGCCGGAGCGATCCGTCAAATCCCCGTGGCACCCGCCTACGCAACAGCAATCCTAAACGGTGACACCGTCAAGATCGACACTAACGGCTACATCGTGGCTGCTAGTACAACCGATTCGGGCAGTATTGTTGGTGTGTTGGTTGGTTGTTCTTACATCAACTCTTTGAGCCAGCCTACGTTTAGCCAGTTTTATCCTGCTGCCCAATCGACCACCACCAACATGGCTTTTGCCTTCGTTGTGGATGATCCAATGGCTGCATTTAAGGTCTGCGCTACTGTTGCAGGTTCTACAGTTCCTACAGCGTACACCCGTGCGATTGTTGGCGCTAACGTGGCCTTGGTTGCCACAACTGGCTCCACCACTACAGGCGACTCGTTCTACGGTATTGACGGTTCTTCCGCCAACACCACGAACACATTGCCCGTGCGTGTGATCGACGTTGTTCCCGATACTGCGACTGGCAATGCCAACGTGGCTGCTACAACTTATTTCGAGTTTCTCGTTAAGTTCAACACCGCGCAGTACAACAATACCACCGGTATCTAAGGAGCTAAATCATGGCTATTTCACGCGCACAACTACTGAAAGAGTTGCTCCCCGGTCTGAACGCTTTGTTTGGTCTGGAGTACGCTAAGTACGGCGAAGAGCACAAGGAAATCTACGAAACCGAAACCTCGGAGCGTAGCTTTGAAGAGGAAACAAAACTGTCTGGTTTCTCTGCTGCACCTGTCAAGAACGAAGGCTCCGCCATCGCTTATGACAACGCACAAGAAGCATGGACTGCACGTTACACCCACGAAACCATTGCGATGGGCTTTGCCATCACAGAGGAAGCTGTGGAAGATAACTTGTATGACAGCCTCTCCAGCCGCTACACCAAGGCTTTGGCCCGTGGTATGGCTTACACCAAGCAAGTTAAGGCCGCTTTTGTGTTGAACAACGCATTCGCTGCCGGCGTAACTTACGGTGACGGCGTGTCCCTGTGCTCTACAGCTCACCCACTGATCTCTGGTGGCACTAACAGCAACCGTCCTTCCACTGCCGCTGATTTGAACGAAACATCGTTGGAAAACGCTGTTATTCAAATCGCTGCTTGGACAGACGAGCGCAGCTTGCTGATCGCAGCAAAACCCACCAAGTTGATCATTCCACCAGCATTGCAATTCGTTGCAACCCGCTTGTTGGAAACTGAACTCCGCGTCGGCACAACCGACAACGACATCAACGCTATCAAGAACAACGGTTCTATCCCCGGCGGTTACGCCGTGAACCACTTCTTGACAGACACCAACGCTTGGTTCTTGTTGACTGACGTGCCTAACGGTTTGAAGCACTTTGTTCGTACACCGCTGCAAAACAGCATGGACGGCGACTTCGACACTGGTAACGTCCGCTACAAGGCCCGTGAGCGTTATTCGTTCGGCGTGTCTGACCCACTGGGTATCTTCGGCTCACCCGGCGCTTAATTGCTCCGGCTCCGCTAAAAGGCTCCTTCGGGAGCCTTTTTTTTGTTGCAATAGTTTAAACAGTGTGATATATTGAACCCAATCCGGGCTTTCCGGTGTATCAAACTGTCCCGGCAGACATCATGCAAGATTGATACACCTAAAACTGCATGAAGGATAAATCATGGGATTCGCTACTCACCTCGGCCCTTGGCTGCTCGGCACTGTCCGCAACACAACCGGCACCACTGTTGGCACTATTGAGAACTGCGGCGCGACCGTCGTTTCTCAGACATTCAAAAAGAACTACACAGGCCAAGCCGCTTCTGCGACTACTGATACCATCTGCGTGTTGCCTGCTGGCGCTCAAATCGTTGACATCTTCATCGACACCACTGTTGCGTTTACAGGCTCTACTGCCGCTAACGTAAGTATTGGTGATGGCACAACAGCCGCCCTGTACTGGGCTGCTACAGACGTGACAGCTCAGGGTCGCGCTGCCATCAGCAACGCGGCCGCTAAGTTGGGCGCATGGTGCGGTGCAGCGTCTACAGCCTCACCTAACGGTATTGGTATTGGCCCAACAGACGTTAAGATCATTGCCACAATGACTCCAACAGTCGCTGCGGTGACTGCCGGTACTGTGCAGTACACAATCATGTACGTGGTTGCCGACTCTAACGGCACTCAGTTCCCCGCATCTGCTTAATTAATCTCAGGGGCTTCGGCCCCTGTTTTACAGGAGATTAATTATGTCAATGCAAACTGACGTTAAATCAGGACACCTTAACAACTCTGGTTTTGTTGTCTTGGGGCGAAACAGGCTCAAAGCTATTTCTATGGTTGGTACGGCTACGGCTGGAACACTAGACATCTTTGATACCACTACAGCACCTGTCTCAGCGACATATGAGCGGGCGGGTACTCTTATTACTGTAACTAAGAGTGCCCACGGACTGGTTACTGGAAATGTAGTCGGAATTACGTTTGCAACAGCAAGCGGGTCATCCGGCACAAACGGTAACTACACAATTACACGCACTGGCGCAAACACTTTTACAGTTACAGACATTAACTCTGGAACTGTAGCTGCCGGAACAGCGGCAACATATTCATCTTTGTGGCTTGCCACTTACGATACTGGTGCTTCTGACTTGTTTGGTAATTTTGCGCTGATCCCCGGAGAGGGGATGCTTGTTCAAAACGGCATTTACTTGAACATGAGTAACTTGCTTTCTGCAAACATTTACTATGGCTGAAACAAAACAGGCAACCCTGACGGGACGCAAGCTGTTTATAGGCATCCCCGCTTATGACGGCAAGCTGAACATCAAGACCGCATTTGCACTGGCGCAGTTAATGCCCAAGGCAATGAGTCTTGGCGTGTCCGTCACGTTGTCTGATTTGTCCAACTGCTCCATCATCACGATGGCGCGTAATGCTCTGGTGCATGAGTTTTTAAAGACGGACTGCACTGAGCTTCTATTTATTGACGCAGACGTGGTGGTTGCACCTGACGATATTCTGCGTTTGATGGCTCAAAGCGGCGACAAAGACGTTACTGCTGGCGCGTATCCACGCAGGGCCAAGGATGCCAAGTTCTTTGCGGATGTGTACTTCGACGACAACGGCGACTTGGAGTTTGAAG